GACCACCCACCTGCCCAAATTGACCAGCAGCACTAGACAGGCCTGCCGCAGCATTGGCCCCCACCCCCATGAGGTTCTGCAAAGGTGCCATCCTAGCTTGGCGATTTGCCATGTATCGCGCATAAGCATTTTGATATTCTTGAGAAGCGAGATCTTGACCAAAGCGAGTTATCCCCTTCATGGCAGAACCAGAAGCCGCACCACCCCGACCAGCAGCAGACCGCTCCAAGGCTTTCAAGCCTTCCGACATCCGGAACCCATAGCCTGGATCTGCTTGGAAGTCTTGCATCCCAAAGTCTCTAGCCAACGAACCGTAGCCCTCGGCTTGGGTATCCCCACCAAGGCCCAACAGGCTCATCAAGCGGTTTTGGGCTTGCAGGCCAGAAACTCTAAACGGCTCAAGGTTGGCTTGTTGGGTGGCAAACATTTGCCGCTGGAGAGCCAAAGCCCGTCTAGCCGCACGTTCTTGCCTTTTGGCTGCGCTCCTAGAACCCATAGCTCCAATAAGCGAGGCTCCTCCGATCAATGCTGCTGACGCTAATGCGGCCATGTCATGACTCCAAAATTTGGATTAAGGCAACCATCTGCCTGTAGTCTACGGTTAATTCTTGACCAGCATCGCCACCAGTACAACCATGCAGGTCTTTCAATGCCACAAGGTCTACATCCCCGTTGGGACGCTTGACCATTTCACAGTTGGGCGTGACGCTGTGGTTCACGAACCTGCCAGCCTGCGTCCTCATCTTGTTCACCAAGGCAGGCATGATGACTGTCCCCGCAGGAATAGGGCAGGTGGCGTACAGGCCCAAGCCCTCAATCGGTGAGGGGGCCAACCGGGTAATCCCGCTCTCTACCGGCAACAGGTCAGTGTTGTCTTCCACAATCGCCCGAAACTCATCATGGTTCATCCCAAGCTGAACCAGGAATCGGAAGTAGTCCTCTCTGTCAGCAGCACGTTTGATCTGCTCCATTGAAAACTTCATCTTCTCGTCCTCGCGGAAGACTTCACTCTTGTCTATAAAGTAGTCTTCAACGGCATCACCGTCTTTAAGATCGGTGGCATAGATGTTCTGGAAGACCGCATCTTCCAAGGCAAACATGATCTTCCTGCCCGGCTTTGCTACGAACAGGGCTGGCGACATCAGGTGAATAGGCTCATCGGCCTCTTCCAGCTTGACCAGCAACTCCCCCTCCAGCAACAGGCAAAGGTGTTCGTACTTCTGCCGGTGGCCCACCATCAGCATACCGGCCTGCATGAACAGTTCCCGGATGGCGACACCTGGGCCAAAGTGGTGAACCAAGGGACACAAGGGCTGCTCTTCCTTCAACAAGGCAATCTCAGCCTGTTCAGGGCTTACCAGTTGCTGAATAGCTCTAGCCCCAAGGGCCACCATGTCATTCACGAAATAACCCGTCCAGAGGCCCGGATGTTGATGGCCGATGCAGTTCCGGCAACCGTACTGATGAAATCACCCGTATCCAGCACCTGACCTACCAACTCAGGGAAGGTGTACACCTCGGAGGGCAACAAGGTCTTGGCCTTGCGGATCAGGTTGGAGTTGCCCACCGATCCACCGCTAGGCACCAGATTGACCGAGATAGTGGCGGCAGAGGCTGAGTAGTTGGTAGCCGTGAAGCTGTCAATGATAGTGGTCACCCCAGTAGACGTGTACTGGGTGGTGTCGGTGTTCTCTGCGGTCTTGGCGTCGATCAGAACCGCTGCAACAATAGCCATGATTGCCTCCTAGTGGCCGTATGGCGAACTAACTTGGTTGACCGTCAGTATGACGGATGGGATGCCAGGTACAGGGCTTACAGCCGGTTCAGCCAATATCTGTATACCAGTATCATCTACTGCGAACATGAGTTCAAAGTAATCAGTATCTGCCATCGCCAAATACAGGTTCGATGAACAGATAATCTCAGAGTTGTTCCCCTTCAATCGAATCTGAAAGGCTGAATTGGGAACATCAGTGGTGCCATTGATTCTGGCCCATACCCAAAACAGGTTATCTCCCCCCGACGTGTTGTCCAACTGGATAGAGAACTGGAAGTTGTACACCCCAGGCGTCGTAATGTAGATTTGGCTGGTGGTAGACCCCCGATACACCCCATATGCCTCAGTATTTGAGCTATCAAACGTAATGGCATAGGCAGTGCCTGTTGCGGCAGCGGTTTGCGTGGTGGTGTCGTAGAACGAACCAAAGTTCATTTCTGACGTTGCCACCCTTGGGGGAGCCAAGGTCAGGGAGTCGTATACGGCAGAGGCTGGTGCGGCTACCGGAGGGGCCAAGGTAAGGGACTGTAGTTGTTGCTCAAGGCAGCACAACCTGTTTGCCAAGGCAGCCAACTGGCTTTGTTGCAAGGCATCAGAAGGATCAAACGGCTTGGCAATTGGAGCCAATGCCGACAGGTTGTCCTCGTTTTCCAAGGCATCAACCTGATCCTGCAAGCTATCAACTGTGGTATCCAGCGTCTCGACAGAGGTTTCCAGCGTGTTGACCTCTGTGGCAATCCCGGACACCTGAGCCTCAAGCAGATCCACCTCAGCCTGCAACTCGGTAGGCGTGACGACACTAGCCCCACCCCCTGCAAACTCAAACAGGTTGTACAGAAACCGGTACCACTCCCGGCTCATCAGGCCAGTAGCCTCCAGCACCGGTACCTGTGATCCAGGTATGCGTGTCAGGCTCATGAGTTAGTTCCCGACAGCAGAAGTTCAGCGCCGGTAAGCGTGATCTTGACCGGATCTGCCCCGCTCAGTTCGTACACCCGATCCCTCAGCTTGTTGGTCATGCCGAGACGACGCCAGATAACCCTGTGCCAATACTCACCCAAGGCACCAAGGTCTTTGTCATGGTAATTCGACCAAGTATGACCGCCGTCATCAGACCAGCGAAGCAGGACTTTAGGCAATCGCTTGGTGAACGAACCAGGCCCCGGAGGAATGGGAGGGATGTACGGGACAAGCCATTCATCAAACCCCGTTGGAGGGGTGTATTCAAATGCGGCATCGCCAAAGTTGACCGTGGCTTGGGCAACATCGTCATAGAAGGACACGGTAGCAACAAGCGAACTGTTGGCTGTAAAGGTGAAGGCAGGGTTGGTTCCGGCAGCAGGATCACCAGACCCGATCCACGTTCCGTTGAACGAATACCAAGCTTTGCCGGCATCAAAATCTACAGCTACGCCAACCACATCGCCGTTGCTCAACAGCGGGGCATTGTTGATCGTGGTAGGCAGACCAGAGTTGTACAGGTTTACATCGGCTGGCACTGCCGAATCATTTATCAGCAACCCCCAACCCACTGTCGTAGAACCAAGATAGGTAGTAGCAATATCAACCACGTTTGCACCGGCATCTACAAACGATTGGCACAAACCAACCAACATAGATGCGGAGGAATACACGTCTTGCGTGATCTCAAAATACTTTTTGCCTTCGCTGTGATTGTTGGTGCTGACCACACCATACGAATCAAAGGAGCTAGGAGGCGTGTTCAATTTGGCAGTCAGGTCGCCATTAGACAGCGTTACATCAGCCCGTATGTTCCCAACATCCCAAGTACAAACAGGGTTAATGTTTGAATTCCATTCACTAAAGCCGGCTGGAATCGTGTCCGAAAAAGCAGACGCACCAAAGTTGATGGTGGCGACTTGGGTGTCATAAAAAAGGCTTGCCGCAGCAAAAAGCGCAGAATTGGGCGTAAAGGTGTAAGACTCATTCGTTCCAGCGCCAGGATCGCCAGATCCAACCCATACACCGTTCAGGCCAAACCACATCTTGCCGGCATCAAAGTCTACGGCAACATTAACCCTGCCGCCTGTGGTTATAGGCGTTCCCGATGGAGTAGCAGAGGTGTCGTTGCCATAAGTTATGACGCCAGCACTTCTGTTGGCCCAGATGCTCCATGAGTACCCTCTGGTCGTGAAATTAAAGTTGCCTACATAATTCCCAGGGAAGGTGAAATCACAAGAAGCGTCTGCCAAGCCAACGATCAACCCGCCATCAACGCTTGTTGTATCGGTTACTTCAAAGTAATACTTGCCGGTGGTATACCAGTAAGTAGACTTTGCCCCGTACCAACTGGAGTTGCTTGAAGATGCCATCGTCAGGTCGCCATTGCTCAAGGCAATCGTTGACGAAGTAACCCCTGTGCTTGGGTTGATCGTGTCCAGCATCAAAGGAATGGCTGGAGTACCCGGTATAACGGTAACGTACTCTGTAGTACCCGCCTCAAGCTCCACCTGTAGGCTATGGTGGGCAGTACGGTTCAGGTTGTTGGCATTAGGCGGCAACGCTCTCCACGACCGTACCCAACGCTGTGTGCCAACATCGTCCTGGTAATAATCCAGATCAAACTCATACAACTTGCCATACTGGAAGTCGCCCAGGATGATCTTGTTGTTGAAGTTGACCTGACAGTTGGAGCGATGGCGGTTGTAATGCCCCTGCTTCCAAGATCCACGCTCATGCCATTCATTGGTGGCAGCATCAAACACCCATGTGGCATTAGCAGACGGGAATGTCAGGACGTAGAAGGTATGTCCTTCCTGCTGGTACGAATACCCGATGGCATCCGCAACGTACTCATAGCTCTGCAAGACCTTCTCGATGCCGTGGGTGGATACCCGTTGAGCGCCATAGCCCACAGCCTTGTAGACCATCGCATTACCGCGAGGATCAGAACCAAGCCAGAACACCGTGTTGTCCAACTTGGCCGGCGAATAGGGGGCAGCACAGCCAATCTCGTTGAAGGCACCTTGGATACGGGCCAGAGGGAAGTCGACATCCCCGCTGTAGTACCAGACCTCAGTCGAGGTGGTACCAAACATCCAGATCTCGTTCCGGTTGACCATCAGGGAGATCAACAGGTCAGGGTTGGCATCAGTGAAGGAAAACTCCAACGGATCAATCGACGCACCGTTCTGGTACTCAGTGATCCAAACCTTTTGACTGTTTGGTTCGTTGAATACGAAGTACCCGTTGATGAACCCAACCGTCACCGCACCGGGAAAATCCTCGTCCGTAATCTCGGCAAAGGCACCCGTGTTGTAGTTGTAGGTGTACGACCGTGGGTTGCAGGCAACAAACAACTGCTCCCCGTTGTCCGACATGGACACAGGGCCAGCACCCGAGACAGAGCCGATCAGGGTAGCCACAAAATCAGGCGTAACCCTGTACAGTTCCACACCAGAAACAACGTACATGGTATTGGCAAACTGCCACAGGCCACGGATAGGGCCAGATCCCACGTCCATCAGGTACTTGTACCCTGGGCAACGGGTTAGGAACCCTGACGACTTACCACCCTCTGGCGTAGCCTCGGGGTAGAGGTTCATCAACCGGTTGTCGGCAGCGTTTACTGACCTTGCTACGGCATACCCGCCGAGAATCGGCGTTTTCATCAATAGTTACCTGCGTAGATGTTGAACCGCTGGCGGTTGGCAACCACGGAGTACGGCAGGGTCATCAGGTCATCCGGGTTGTTGATCCGCTTCAAATCCCGCTTGGCAGTGATGGCTACCTTGACAACTTGCGGAGAAGGTTCTACGCCAAACTCAGGTGCAATCTCGCAGGCCAAGCAATACCGGAACGCTCTCAGGTAACCAGGCGGAAAGGTCAACACCGTGTTCAGGTCGGTCACTTGAGACAAAGGTTCCACGGAAACAAAGTGGAACTCTAGATCTCTCGTGGGCTTGGGGTAGATGTAGATTTCAATGTCGGGGTACGTCATGTTCACCCACATGACCTGTGGGTAAGTAGACGTAACAGTCTTGACGGCGATGCCGTTGTATTGCGACTGGTTGATCATCTTGATGCCATACGACACGTTGGTCGATGGATCGCGGAAATAGGTGGAGTCGTCCAGCAGGATAGGACGATCACCATTGATGGTGCCAGAAGGCCCAAGCGTCCGGCTGATGGTGTTAGCAGGCCAGGTCTTGACCTGATCCATCGTGGAGAAGACCGACAACCGTTCGGTAGACCACGAACTCAGCATTTGGTTCATGGCAAGGAGGCAGTCGTTGGCGGTGTCGTATCCGACAGTCTCACCCTCAGCCAACTGGCCTATCAGTCTTAAAGAGCCTTCAATAAGCTGTTTGGCTGTATACGACATGCGTCACCCTTGAACGTGTTTGGTGGGGGGTCTACCTCGCCTTCTCACTTCCAGTTCATTGACAACAGGAGCCGCATCGTCGTTAGACGGCGTAACAGGATTATAGCGCACCCATCCGTTCTCTTCATCCGCAGAGGCCTCCATCTCGGAGATAGCCACCTTGGTGCCGTGTCGGGGGTGTTTCAGGTAGATTTCATACATAAGTTAAAAAAGGGGGCCGAAACCCCCCTCTCCATCAGCTAATTGCAGCAAATTGCCACTTGGTGCCGTCCGAATAGAACAGCTTGCCAATGCCCGTCGCATTCGTGGTAAGGCCCAACGAACCCGCAGGAGCAGAAGTAGTGGTTGAATTGGCAGTAATAGCAGAACTCAGAATGTAGACGCCAGCGTTAAGGTTGGCAGCTACTTCGTTGCCCGTTGTCTGGATAGTCGAGGCAATAACGCCACCGTTTGCCACAGTAGCGCCGCTAACTGTAACACTATCAAATTCCGGGTCTGCAAATGCAATCCCGGTTGACTTGGTATTAGGCATGATCTTCTCCTTGGAGAATGGCCCCCTTGCGAGGGCCGTTCAGGTTAGCTTACTGCGCCGTACTGCCACTTGGTGCCGTCAGAGTAGAACAGCTTGCCAAGACCAGTTGCGTTCGTGGTCATGCCAAACGATCCAGCCGGAGCGTCAGTCAGAGTGGAGTTAGCCGTGATAGCCGTATCAAGGAAGTAGATGCCTGCGCCAGAAGCGAATACCAGCGTAGAGCCACCAAGGGCCTTAGCTGCGCTAGTGTTGCCGTCAGATACTTGGTAAGTGCCGCCACCGTTAGGAAGTGCCATTGTCGTAATCTCCTGTAGTTAAACCTGTTAGCCCCACATCCGGCAAGCCATCTGCGGTCTGATGACCGAGTAGCCATACAGAACGTCGATACGGCAAGGCATACGGTCATTGTTGATGTCGTACTGACGAACAATACGCATCGAAATGCCGTTGTGAACCTGACGCGAAGCCATGTCAACGCCTTGTGGCAGAAGCAGGTCAGCCGTGGCGAAGGTGATGGCATCCTTATGGTACACAAGGTTCTGAGCGTAGGAACCGTTAGCGTTACCAACCATGGTGATGGTTGCACCAGACTGCGGGAAGCTATCAACCGTGGCAAGAGCTTGGCTGGAAGTGTAGATCGCAGGGCTGATGGACAGCGTAGCCGTCGAAGAACCGGAAGCGTTAGCCGTTACAACGAACTGCTGGAGCGAACCGGTGGATTGACGGGTCTGCGGGTTGACAGCGTAAACGCCGCTGATCGTGAACACGTCACCGATCTTCCAGGTCTTGCTAGAGCCGGTGAAGGCAATGGCAAGCGAGGAAGCGCCTTGGGTGCTGACCGTAGAGCCAACAGTGATGGACGTACCCCAATCGCCGTTGGTGTGGTTGACAACAGACTGAGACATATTGATCTCGTCGTAGCCAAGCACGCCCTGACCCATCATGCCGGCCTTGAACTGGCGGCTGATCGTGTCAACGGGGTTGAAGAAGCCCTTCATGCCTTCTACCAGACCTGCGTTAGCGGCAGGGTTGACCGTGGCATAGCGAGGCGACATACCGGCAGCGGCTTCGTTCAGCTTCTGCTGACCTTGGAGCAGTACCAGGGAGGAAGCAGGGGTAGTACCCGGCGTACCAACGGAGGCATAGATGCTCTTGTATGCGTTAGCAACGTCTGCATCGATAGAGGCAGCAAGCTGGCTTACGCGAGGCTTCAGTACACGCTCTGCGAAGTCATCCAACTGCATGGTGAGTTCTGCGGAGGTGAAGTTGATGCCGATGTGCTTCTGGCTGGAAACCGTCAGCGTGGTGAACTGTTCGTTGTCGTCCTGAACTTGCAGGGCGGCACCGTCAGTTACCAGAGCGCGGTCTGGCAGACGAATACGCAGGGTTGAACCGATCTTGGCACCTTCGACGGCAAAAGAGTCGTCGTAAGCGCGGTTGACGTTGCGGGTGATCACCAAGTTGTTCTCCAGGATCTGGAGGGCCTTACGGGTGATCATGTCTATAGTAAGCAATGAGTTAGACATTGATGTCTCCTAATTAGTAGCGTTGGTTCTGCAACTTCTTCATCATCCGTTGGTTTTCGGCCTCGATCCATTCTGACGTACTCATGGTCTTTACAGACCGAGGGTCAGTAGTGTCGTACCGTCCACCGCCACCACCCGTAGGGGTGATCGGATTGATAGGAGCAGGTGCAGACGATGTTCTCTTCGCAGGAGGATTGGACTCTAACTTGAGTTCCAACTTCCCGATTTCTTTAGCCTGCAAGTAAGCCGGAAGCTGACTGATCCGGTGCGCTTCCTGCGGGTTAGACCCGAGGTAGTACGCCAGATCCGGGCCTATATCAGAGCCACGGATAGTCTC